CGTTAAATCAGATAACAGCGGTGCAGCTAAAATGACGTGGATCTGTCATGGAATTCCTATGACGCATCGTATGAATGCGACTGCTGTTACTACAGATGGATGGGCTGGTTCCGAAATGAGAAGTTGGCTTATCAGTGATATTTTATCCAAGATCCCAACCGAGATTAAATCGCACATCGTGTCCGTAAAGAAGTCTTATCGATCCAAATCACCGAATGATGAAACTTTATGGTCTGATGATGAGATCTGGATTCCGTCCTATAAGGAAGTCGGATTTACAAACGCGACTTACGTTGAGTCTGATGGAGTAACTTATCCGACTTTGTTCCCGTCCGGAACAGGAACCGCCGCTAAAAATGCCCGTATCAAGTATAATACTTCCGGTTCAGCGAGTAACTGGTGGCTTCGCTCTGCTAGCGGCACGACTGACTTCAGGGGCGTGAGCAGTAATGGCGGTGAGGACTACCACAACGCGAATTTCACGAGCGGGGTCGTCTTCGGCTTCTGTACTGACTAATCCAGAAAGAGGTGATTTTAAATGGCTTTTGTAAACACAAGAGACACTCTCGGAGATCAGGCAACAGTTGACGGATTGGTCGAGCACAGTTTAACAGAGCTGAAGGAAGATGGAATTGGAATCGTAGAGACTTACGCGTGCTATAAAAATACTGGTCTACAGTCTGTAGAGCTTCCTGGTGTTTCGCAGATTAAGGCAAACGCGTTCGACGGTTGCAGTAATTTAGAGGTTGTCAAGCTTGGGGGAGAAGGTTCTTCCAATTCGCTTAGAATTGCGGAAAATTCTTTTAATGCCTGCTCGAAGCTGAAGCATTTAATCGTAGACAGACCGGCAAAGGCTTCGCTGGCGGAGGTCTCCGCGCTTGCCGGAACGCCAATTGCCAGAGGTGAAGGCGCCGTTTATGTTCCGAATGATCTTTTGAGCGCTTATAAAAGCGATAACGTCTGGAAGAACTTTTTCATTGTCGATAAGGCGAAGTATCCACTGACTGAGTTTACCAGTCTTGCTGACTATTCATGGTCCACAATTCTTACCAATCCGGATTACGCCACCGCTTATGCCGTTAAAGACACAAAAACATTAGAGCTTACAGATGGCACTAAAATCAAAATGGATTTAGCCGCCCTTAATACTGACGTTAAATCAGATAACAGCGGTGCAGCTAAAATGACGTGGATCTGTCATGGAATTCCTATGACGCATCGTATGAATGCGACTGCTGTCACTACAGACGGATGGGCTGGTTCCGAAATGAGAAGTTGGCTCATTAGTGATATTTTATCCAAGATCCCAACTGAGATTAAATCGCACATTGTGCCAGTAAAGAAGTCCTATCGATCCAAATCACCGAATGATGAAACTTTATGGTCTGATGATGAGATCTGGATTCCGTCCTACAAGGAAGTAGGCTTTACAAAAGCGTCTTACATTGAGTCTGATGGAGTGACATATCCTGATTTGTTTACTTCAGGAACAGCTTCAGCGGCAAATGCAACTCGTGTTAAGTACGATAGTTCGGGTTCAGCGGGTTACTGGTGGCTTCGGTCTGCTAACAGCACGTCTGGCTTCAGGTGCGTGGGCGATAATGGCGGTGAGGACGACGGCAGCGCGTATTTCACGATCGGGGTCGTCTTCGGCTTCTGTACTGACTAATTCATCATAATGAAACTGCTCGGCGGGTCAGTTATAAATTTACAACCGCCGGTTAATTGAATAAGGGACTCGCGGTTTCTTACTCATTCTCCGCGGGTCCCACTTTTTATTTGAGAGGAGCGGTTTCTTATGATCCGTTATACCAATCGAAAAACCGTCGACTCCATAAAAGACGGAAATAAAACGAGCTATATCGAATACTTCGAAGGCTACTGTAATACGTCAGATACACAGAGTGGTCTGCCTACTAGAAATGTAGCGAATGGCAGTAATTTGATAGATACAGATACCGGAGGTTGGTATTTCTTTAACGAAAAGACACAGACCTGGAGTAAATGGCGTGAGTTAAAGGAGTGATGATCCGATGAGATTGTCATTGCTTGATAATCGACGAAATTTTCTATTATACCTTGACGAAGACAAAGTTATTCCGAAGTACACGGTTACATGGAAAAACTGGGACGGGACCGATCTTTACGTAGATACCAAAGCGGCGGAAGGCGGAATTCCAGGATATGCAGGACCTACTCCGACAAAGCCCGCAACTCAGACAGTTCGCTATGAATTCGCCGGGTGGACTCCTTCAGTTGTGGTGGTTACAGGGGACACCATTTATACCGCTACCTTTACAGAAGTTCCGATTATGGTTCAGGTTCAGTGGCTAAACTACGACTCCAGCGTAATCAAAATGGAAGAAGTTCAGGCCGGAACGAAACCTACGTACAGTGGAACTAATCCGACGAAACCCTCGACTACGCAGTATCGCTATAACTTCACTGGCTGGAGTCCGAACCCTTCTTTTATTTATGAAGATACAGTCTATACGGCTCAGTTCCAGGAAGTCCCGAATACTGTCACAGCGACTTTTGTCAAGGATTCCTCGGATGGTGGCGGTACGATTAAGACCGTAACGGTTAACTATGGTGAAACTCCGGTCTTCGGTTCTTCTGATCCTACTTCTACAAAGGGTGTTCCTCCTGAGATAACCTTCGAAGGATGGGAGCCCGCACTCGGACCGATTACCAAGAATACGACTTACACGGCTGTATTCAAGGATAACCGGCCTTACACGGTTCAGTTTCTCGCTAGAACCATCAAAGAATATACCGATGTCCATGAAGCTTTGACCGAGGCAAATGTCATATGGCTGAATTGGGATGGAAGTCTGCTGGAACTTGACAGAGATGTCCAGATCGGAACTACTCCCGTCTATAATGGAGCGACGCCTACCCGTCCTGCTGTTCCTGGTTATACCTACATTTTCGCGGGTTGGGACAAGCAGATCGCGCCTCTGGCAGGCTACACGACTTATACGGCAACCTATACCGAAATCGTGGAGACACACAAGGCAACCTTTGTGAAGGCCAATGCTGATGGCGGTGGAACTCTGCAGACTATTAACGCCGTCCCGTATAACACGACTCCGAATTATACAGCAGCTACCCCGACCACAAGTAAAGGAACCGCTGAAGTATTTCCATTTGTCGGATGGGATCCTCCGCTTGGACCGATGACTCAAGACACAACCTATACAGCAGTATTCGATGACTTGAGGCCATATACGGTAAGATTCCTGGATCGCAGCATTATGGAATACGAAGGCTAACATCAGCCGAAAGGAAAATTCAAAATGGCAGTAATTTATGAAACTTATCGTCCGGGTTTGATTCGAGCCTATTCGGATAAAGGGCTCTACATCAAGAATCCTGATGGCGAAGTGTATTATGAGGCTATTGATCCGGATTGGACTCATCGTACTTACGAAGAGACTGAAGAGGAAATTGAGATTGCTCCAGACGAAGCGCTCTCTATTATTTCCGGAGAAGATACCTATCAAAACTATGAAGAAAGCGATGGGGACCTACTTCATTCATCCGAAGAGGCCCTCAATGTTATTTTAGGAGGAGAAACAGAATGAAGCTTGCAAGAGCCATGGAACTTCGGGCAATTATTGAAGAGGCCATGAGCAAGGAAGACGATTCCGTTGTTCTTGAGACTCCGCAGCTCCTGCCCGAATGGAAAGCTGGTATTGCTTATAAGACCGGAAAGAAGATTCAGTATGGTGGAGTTGTCTGGAAGGTTCTTCAGGATCATACTTCTCAGGAAGGCTGGGAGCCCGGCGTAGCGCCGAGTCTGTTTGCCGAAGTGCTTATTCCGGATCCTGAAGTTATTCCAGAATGGAAGCAGCCGGATAGCACGAATCCATATATGTCTGGCGATAAAGTAACACATAATGGCAGCACGTGGATATCAACGGTTGATAACAACGTCTGGGAGCCCGGAGTTTACGGATGGGATCCGGTATAATCTGAAACCTAAAATTCAAAATGGAAGTGTAACGGTATGACAACGCAAGAACATCTCTACCGGCGCTTTCGAGAAGCCGGTATGACTCCAGCAGGAGCCTGCGCGACTCTTGGACAGATTCAGTTCGAAAGTGCGTTTCGGGCAAATAATGCTGAAGATTCAAAGGGTATTGCTGATGAAGTATACACGGCTCAAGTAGATTCTGGGCAGAAAACCAGGCATCAGTTTTCCTACGATGGTGTAGGCTACGGATACGCGCAGTGGACCGAACCGACGAGAAAAGGCCGCATGTATGATTTTCATAAGTCCAGAAAGACTTCGATCGGAGACTCCGAAACTCAGATTCAGTATTTGCTCTGGGAAATGAAAAACTATTTTCCAAATCAGTGGAAATTGGTAACAAGCAGCTCGGATCTGAAAGCCTGTACCTGGGAACTCCTTGACAAGTGGGAGAACCCGAAAGAAAAAATAAACAACATGGCGAACCGTTATCAGGCAGCTCAGAACTTCTTTAAGATGTTCGCAGCACTTACGCTTGATGGCGGTTCTTTTGCTATTAGCGCGGATGAGGCGATCGAAAAGGCTCTCAACCAGGCAAGAGCAGAACTCGGCTATCATGAAAAAGCTTCGAACACAAGTCTTGATGACAAAACCGCAAATTCAGGAGCAGGCAACTGGACAAAGTATGCAAGAGACCTTGCCGCTATTGGAAATTTCTATAACGGAAACAAAAATGGTTATGCCTGGTGCGATGTATTTGTAGACTGGCTGTTTGTGAAATGCTTTGGGGCTGAAATCGGACGGCAGATGGTATGCCAGCCTTACAATAGCGCCGGTGCTGGATGCCTTTATTCAGCACAGTACTATAAGCAGGCAGGGCGTTGGACGAATGATGCAAAACCAGGTCATCAGATCTTCTTTACCTATTCGGCCGGAGAAGTGAGCCATACGGGAATTGTCGAAGCGGTTTCCAGCGGCATGGTAACCGTAATCGAAGGTAACTCATCCGATCAGGTAAGCAGACGTACATATTCCGTATCCAGTGCGTCGATTTATGGTTATGGCATTCCGAGATGGGAACTTGTATCAAACGGCGATGTTTCAGCGGTATTCTCTAATATTTCCGATCGCATTCTTCGCATGGGTGTAACCGGCGATGACGTGAAAGATCTTCAACAGAATCTTATGAAGCTCGGTTATGATCTTGGAAAATGGGGCGCGGACGGAGACTTCGGTACGGATACCTACAATGCCGTGAAGAAGTTCCAGGCTGAGCACGGCCTTGATCCTGTCGATGGCGAAGTCGGTCCAGATACAAGAAAGGCGTTGGAGGCAGCGCTTAACACACCGAAGCCGAAGCAGGAAGAGATTGTTATTGGGCCCGTAACTCAGATTCCGTTTCCGAATATTCGAGTTCGAGAAATCAAAATGGAAGATGAGGGCTCTGATGTGAAGCTTGCGCAGGCTGCTTTGCAGTGCTGGGGTTACACCATCGTCGTAACCGGCATCTTCGGCAAAGAAATGGACGAGAAGATTCGGCATTTCCAGAGAGCAAAAGGTCTCGAACCTGATGGCGAAATCGGCTCAAAGACATGGAAGGAGCTGCTTAAAGTATAAAGCGGTTTCGCAGTAACTGGCCGATTTAATTTTAACGGGGCGTTCCAATAAAATGGTTCGCCCTATTTTTCTTTGGAGGAAAATCCTATGACATTTCAGGATTTTTTAAACTACATCGGTTGGAAAGCGACGACTTTCTGGGGCGTGCTGATCTTTCTGATGTCAATCGGGATCGAGATTATCCCGAAAATCAAGTGGAGCCCGTGGAGCGCTCTTATTAAGTGGTTCGGATCAAAATTCAATGATAAGATCGATAAGAAAATGGATACGGTTCGTGGCGAAATTAAAGCTCTCGACAAAAAGATCGATTACGTCCAGACCCAGCTTTCAGAGCATATCACTGAATCGGAAAAGAAGTCTCTGGAAGATACCAGACGCGATATCCTTGAGTTTGCAAACGCCTGCATGAACGGGCGAAAGCATACAAAAGAGCAATTCGATTTTATGATCAAAAAGTGTGATGCTTATGAATCGCATATTCAGAAGAACGAAATCAAGAATGGAGTTATAGAAGCCGCAATTAAAGAAATAAGGCGGCTCTATGAAAAGTGCATTCAAGAACATAGTTTCTTAAAAGAGGAAGGAGAAGAATCATGACTAACAAGACTTATGACGTACTGAAGTTCATCGCGCAGATCGTGCTGCCGGCACTCGGCACTCTGTATGCGGCCCTCGCTCCGCTGTGGAATCTTCCGTATTCTGAACAGATTGTCGGAACGATCGTTGCCATTGACGCATTTCTCGGCGCTCTGCTTGGCCTGAGCTCTGTCAATTATTATAAGAATGGCAAAGACGTTCTCGGAACTCTGGCAATCGATCCTGAAAACGAGACCGCAGACTTTAACTTCAATGAAGCGAATGCGGAAGAGCTGATCAATGCTAAGACCGCAAAGGTTAAGGTTGAAGTTTACGAAGGAAAGCACGAAACCTAATACTTGATATATAAGAGCTGTGAGTCGTACGATTTACAGCTCTTATTTTTTTCGACAGGGATTCGCAAAAATTACAATCGATATAGTAGAGAGACGTGGTGTAACAGGTAACATACCAAAAACGGAGATTGTAGGTTCAAGCCCTACCGTCTTTTATTTTTTTTTCGCAAATTTTTCATCTTCTATAATAGAGAGCTACTAAATTTATGGAAAAGAGGTTTTCTTAATGAAGAAAGTAATAATCAGTTTAAGGCAATTTATTGAGAATCACGGCGAGTTTATTAATTCGCTGGCGAAAGGAGTGATTGACGCAAACCGATACATTTCGTCAGGAGGAGGCGGTTATTTAGAAATAAATTAAGTGGAAAAGGAGACGGGAGTCGCTGTTAATAGCACATGCACAGCGGCTCTCTTCTTTTTAAGCCAAAAAATCCCCGGTTGGAAATTTTTGAAATCAAAATGGAAGAGGCGAATGCAATGTGGTCATCAGTAAAAAATCAGATCAAATGATCTATCACGAGGAAGATTGTCCGTATGCAAAGAGAATCAAGAAAAAGTATCGCCGTTATATTTCAGAAGATGCGGCAAAAGAGAGAGGCTATCATGAATGTTCTTACTGCGGCGGTCTTCACGGTATGTATTTGAAATTCCGAGACAATCCGAATTATTTTCAAATACGACAGAAAGGCTTATCGGTTTCCTATGATCGAGTTGACAGAGGACTGTGTTTTCGAACAGCGAATGGCTTTTGGAAGGTTCTCGTTCGAGGGCCGATAGCAACATATAAGCTATGGCACTTAAATCACGGTCATTTTGATCCTGGTCTTCCGGATAAGATCCTTATGCGAAGGGACTTTCACAGGCAGGTCGATGTTCAGTCTACATCAAACATGGGGAAGATTGTTCAGTATATTTCAAATCATGATAAGGCAAAACGGATCATCGACAACGACTGGAAAAAGCTTCCTAAATCGACTCCTAAGCAGAAAAAGTATTACAAGCAGGCTCAAAAGAGAGCCAAACGAAAAGAAAATAAGAGACTTGATGAATTATTTAAAAAGCTTGAAAAAGGAGAACTGTAAAATGGACGAAGTAATGAAAATCTACAATCCGAGAAAACAGCTTCCGATTATGTCTCACGAAGAAGCTTCGGCCGTTATCGTAAAGGAAGCGAAAAACAAATCAAAATGGAATAGATTCTGTGATTATTTGTTTGACGGAAAGGCCTGGAAGAATGTTTTCGTTGAGAACGCCAAGAGAGAACATGACTTGGAGCAGAAGTATCCTTGGTTTGAGATTCTCTATCGGTGGACCATCGCGCTTCTGATCTTTCTGCTTTGTGTGTCTTTCGTTATCTGGGGAATTAACATTCATACGAGACGTACCGCACAGGCCTATGCTGATTCCGTAGCTGCTCAGAAAGATGCAGAACATCAGGCATTTATTGCGCAACAGGAAGCAGATAAACTTGCGGCAGAGCAGTCTATTGAGAATCTTATGAAAGCTAATGCTCAGGTCAAAGCAAAGCTCGCTTACGGTAGCCGTAATTTTATCGAGAAGTATAACTATTCGGATTTCGATTTCATGACGCTCTACCAGTGCATCGATAATCGGCTTAAGAATTCCATGTATACCGGTATGACAATTGACGAAATCGCGTTCCAAGAAGGACAGTTCATTGCGTCGTTTGATACGAATCCTGTTCAGGACTATTATTTTAACTTGGCGATGAAGTCTGAGAGACTCAAGCAGAATCAGGTATCGGATCCGGTTGGAACGGACTATGTTTATACGATTTATACGCCGCATGGAATCTTTCTCGCAAATGACCCGAAAGCACCGGCCTATACCTGGTGGAGATATTCAGAATAAAAATACTATATTATAATAAGGAAGGAACTATAAAAATGAAAACCTATGACTTTAATATTTGCAAGTATCACGTCACGATCATTATTGAAGAGAAAAACTATGTAGCAGCTAACCCGAAGATTGTTACGGAGCAGTATACATCCACAGTTAACAAACCTCTTCCTGAAATCAAAATGGAAGAAAAAGCTTCAGATTTATGCGTCCTGGAAGCAGCCGAAAAGTATATTCAGGCCAAACGAGGCAAACTGGCAGATTCGACAAGAAAAGGCTATATGAATATTGTCGACAATCATCTTAGCGGCATTTGGCTATACAGACTTGACAGACTTACCGAAGAGCATCTTCAGGAAGCTTTTGATGCGGAAATTGCAAAAGGCCTCAGCGTGAAGACTCTGAAAGGATATAGAACATTTATCCTGAAGGTTCTTGCTGAGTATAGACCCGACTTTCATCCGAACATTCGTGTAACTAAGGAGGGCGTAAATGAAACTTCCAAAACCTAAGCAACTTAAATCTGGTAATTGGAGAATACAGCTCCAAATTGATGGAGAGCGCTATTCCTGCACTGGGGCTACAAAGAAAGAAGCTCAGGAGAAAGCCAAGCAGATTTTTGCAGGAATCGAAATAGAGAAACGTGTTCCATTGACACTCGGTAGAGCCATTGACAAGTATATCGAAGCCAAGACTTCAACACTTTCTCCGTCTACTATTCGTGGCTATATGTCTGTACGAAGAAATTATTTTCCTAGTATTATCGACGAGAATATTTCGGACTTAACCAAGGCAGACATTCAGCTTGCCATGAGTTCGCTCGCTGCAAAAGGGCTATCCCCGAAAACGATTAAAAACGCTCATGGCTTGCTGAACTCTACCTTTGAAATGTTCAGACCGAATTTCACGCTGAGGACAAGACTTCCGGAGAGTCAGAAAACCGAAATGCGGATATTTTCTGAAGATGAAATGAAGAAAGTTTTCGAAGCTGCAAAAGGAGATAAGTATGAAATTACGATTCTTCTTGCCGCTTGGCTAGGTCTTCGAATGGGTGAGGTCAGAGGCCTGAAGTATGGCGATCTCAAAGAGGGAAGGCTTCACATTCACACAACGGTCGTTCGCGATTCAAATGGCAAAGATGTCGAAAAGAGCACGAAAACTGTTTCTGGAGATCGCTGGCTTAAATGCCCCGGAGCGATTCAGCATCTGATCGTGGTAAGAAGGCTGGAGCTTGAAAATTCCGGTATGAATAAAGAGGATATTTCAAATACTTACGTTTGCCCATGGAAAGACATCACGATCTATAAGAATTTTATCCGGATCTGTAAGAAAGCCGAAGTTGAGCCGTGTAGATTTCACGATCTTCGACATTTCATGGCGAGCGAAGGGCATGCTCTTGGAATTCCGAATAAGTATCTGATGAAACGTATGGGGCATAAGACTGAGCATATGCTCCAGAATGTTTATCAGCATACGATCAGCAATATGGTTGATGAATTCGATGCGCTAATTGACGATAAAATGGAGAAAATGTATAATGGATGAAGATTTCGTGATGTTGCCAAATGGACATTTGTCTGATATTCGAACACGAATTCGTATTTATCATGCTCACCCAGATGCGATTGACTCATTACCCGATAGTATTCGTAAAAGATTTAAGTTATTTGATTATAACGATTTCGATCGAAAAGAGCGATGTGCAATGTTTCTAGTGCCAATTCCGGATGAAATAGCAAGTGCGTATCATTTGAAATATTGGTACACGGCAAAGATCAAGAATTCGGAATTTTCTAGAATTGTTGAGAACCTGCACACGAAAATGCACACGGAGAATGAAGAACGCAGTAAATACGGGCCCGTTAAGGGGTTCATATAACGGGTTCGACTCCCATCATCCGCTCCAGAGCGAGGATTGCAGACTTACTTAGGTTTTTGCGACTCTCGCTTATTTTATTGATATTTTAGGCCTTCTTGGGTGAGATCTTCGTTTCATCTGGGAAGATCTTTTTGCGTTCCTGAGTGAAATTTCTGCACACGAAAATGCACTCAGGATCTTTTGTGTGCATTTACTCTGATGAATTAAAGTACGAAAGTGAAAGGAGAACAAATGATGAGTGATACAGAAATCAAAATGAAAGAAATTAGTAATCGGATTACAGATCTTAAACTTGAATATGAGCGATTGCATGGCGATTATATCAGAGAATTGCAAGATAAGCTTGGCAAGTTAGTTGGAATGTCATTTAAAAGTAAAAACGGAGCGTATTATTTTAGAATCATCGATAATCCAATTGTAGAGTATAAGAAAGCGTACACGTCATTCAATGAATATCGGCTGCCGGCTCTAACTTACTATAGTGATCCGACCGATCATGGAGATGTTGGAAGACTTGGTATACAAGAAATATATTCGGAAGCAGCCCACGCCGAAAATCCAATCGATTTCATTAGGAGCGAGTATACGGAAGTATCGCCAGAGGAATTTGATGAAATTCTCGAAGGAGCATTTTCCGAGATTAAAGCTCTTGGAAAGCGAGGTGATGCCAAATGAAAGAACACTACAGCATAGTTCCTGATGGATGCGGTGGCTGGAGAACTAATCCGGATTATATGTAGTAAAATCTCTTGGAAAGCGAGGTGATGCGTAAATGTATGGATATGTTCAAAATGCGGCTGCTGATAAACGAAGTCCTATAATGTAGTTAAAGCCTTCTCGTGAAGTCGACCGCGGGAGGGCTTTATTAATATATGGAAGGTGAGTGGAGATGATTTATATGGACTAAAATAATTAATGAAAGGATGATGCTTAATAGCGTTTTTCGAGCAAATGTGTGAAATGACCGGGTACAAGCCTCAAACTACTTTCTGGGATGACTTTATGATCGCAGAAAAATTTGGAGTAGACGCCGTTCGAGATACATATAATCGAGCTATGAGAGCTTGGTGTGGCAATTATATTTATCTAACCGAGCTGGTTATGGTTCTAAACTGGAATATTTGGTATTGGAATGGTGCAGGAACAAAGAAAGCTGAAGAACTTACGGAAGTGTATAATGATCTCTGGGAGAAAGCCGATGAATATGCGCTCGACCATTTGACCGGTGATGAGCTTCAGTATTTTCTAAGGACGGTGGACTAAGACGGAATACATGATTCCTGAAGTTCGTTCAAGAATGTATACACAAGAAGTCGGTGCAATGTATGGACGAAAACCTATCAAATCAACCATTGATGCTGCGGATGCTTTGATGGAGCATTTTTATGATGCTGATAAAGAATACTTTGTTGTAGTTCATATGGATTCTCAAGGAAGGCCGATTAGCTTTTCTGTGGTATCATCCGGCGATGTTAACGCTGTACATTTTCCGATATCGAGCGTATTTAAAACAGCGCTATTACAGAACGCCGCCTCTATTATTCTGTGCCATAATCATCCTGGCGGAACTTTATCTCCTTCTACAGAAGATCTTGAGGCGACAAGGATGCTGGTTGAAGCCGGAAATATGCTCGGAATAAAAGTTCTGGACCATTTCATTATTACACCAACAGATTACCTTAGCTTGCGAGAGAGAAGAGGTGATCTGTTTAATTAACACGAAAAAGTAGTAAAACGAGGTGAAAGATGTGCTTGCTGTAGCCAATTGGAGAAGTTTAGATGATGAAATGTTCATTTATGTCTCTCAGAATCGCTCCAGCCGGTAACTTTTTGAGGTAAAATGGAGAGCGGCTTTTACAGTCGCTCTTTTTTTGCCTCAAAGTTAAACTATTCTAATCGCACAGTTATATTTCAAATCTGAAATACTTTTTCGTTATTCAAATCTGAAAGAATTCTTTCAAACTGGAAACAACTCGTAACAATCGTGATTTACTTTCAGGTTTCTCGTGATATACTGTATCTGCTGGCCAGCAATCAACTGTAAAAAGGAGATTGCAGCAATGAAAGTGATATTTTCAGATGAAGAGAAGCGTATGGATCGGTTTGATGCCATCCTATGTGAGTATTGTCGACATTATAGGAAATCTGTGGAAACAGTAGCTCAAAAAGCCGGGTGCAGCACAGCAAGCTTATGGAGATATCGTACTCAGGTCGAATCGTTTCGAAAGGCGCCACTCGGAGTTATTGCCAACTGCTTAAGGCTTGCGAATGTTTCGAATCAGGATCTTCGTTATATTCTTGGCCTTCCGACGGGTAAAGTCGAAAATGAAAACTGAATATACACTGAGTAAGCACCGCTTTTACGAACTTAAACACTTCTGCCTTCAATACCCAGAATGGAAGAAGTTATATTCTCAGCTGGATGGCTGGGACGGTAAAGGCGACACGACTTCTCGAGATGGGATCAAGCGTGCTGATATTCGTCGCAATGTAGAGTTGATCGAATACTGCGCTATGATTACAGACCGTGATATTTTGCGGTATGTAACGGAAGGGATTAGTCTACCTGTCGAATTAGGGTATTCTTACAAAAGATTCTTCTGGGAGCTTAGTAAACGACGGTGATATTTGGATTCGCAAATAATACATTCCTTATAGTAGAGACTATTAAGGGGGGTATAGCATGTTTACAAGAAAAAGATTTCCGCTTAAAGTAGTTTATTATAGAATTTATGATTACGTTTATGGACCAGGCGAATTGAGAAATGAAGATGTTCGATGGTTTGAGGACGAAGCAGAATTTGAAGATTGGCTACGTCGATCGGAAGAACTTGGACGGATTGGAGAATATACATACCATTATCAAATAGCATCAAAAGAATGGGAGGTTGCTGTATAATTAGCAATCTCTCTTTTTTTCGCAAAATATTCAACTCATATAATGGAGAGTTTGACTAACTCGAAATTAATAAAAAGGGGTTGTAGTAATGGTATTTAGAGTATTAACACCGAAAGAAGAAACTGCTGCCACTAACACAGCTAAGGCACTCAAATCGATGGGGATCAAGATTGTTGATTTATTGGAGTCGTCAATGGTCGATTCGAAATCTGGAGAGTCCGTATACGATGTGTTTGCGTTGGTATGCAAGACAAATCGATTAAAGTACAAATACTTACTTAAGCATTCGACATACACCCAGATTATTTGGGAAGGAGTTAAAACTCTTATATGATTTAAGAATAAAGATCGTTGAGAAATCAGCGGTCTTTATTTTTCGCAAAATATTCAACTCCTATAACGGTGGACCAATAAATGTGTCTCCAATTTTATATTTTTAGGAGGAATTCAAAATGGCAAAAATCAGAGAAATTGCGATGGCGGTTGGAAGAAAGGTTCTCAATGAACTTCCGAACAAGAAGTACTGGAACGGATGTGCAAAATTTAAGGACGGTCGTGTCATCTACGACAAAGATGTATACGACTTTGTATTTACTCATATGCGTTTGCTGGATCGATTCGATGCAAGGAAAATCGTTGAGGCGGCGCTTGCGTCATTCGCTATGCTGGAAGGAGCCGCTGGAAGACCTTTAAATGAGGATTGGAAATTCGAATGGTAACCGAAAAGAAGGGCTGCTGATTATTCAGCGGTCTTTCTTTTTATATTTTATAGGAGGTAAATAATGGAAATTCAAGAACGAATTGAAGAATCGAAATGCCCACTTATCATGGATCTTATGCATTCGGAGTTCGAAAAGAAGATGGCAGCTTTCGTTTCTATTCCGGTTACGCAATTTCCGTCTAAAGAACAAATCAAGAAATTCGACGGAATGATTGACCAAAAACTCAGGCAATATTTCCTTGAGCTTAAGATGATCTGCGACTATTACAAAGATACGTTTATTGAACTGAAAAATGAACAGGAGTTTATCGGACAGAAACAGGGGCTTCTCATTCGCTTAGTCGGTATTGAAACGGAAAAGAATGCAACAGCGCTTTTAAACAGCGGATCTGATATTCAAAGAATCGATGTCGAATTAGCCAATATTCTTGGCAGGTATTATGTTTGGAAAGATTCCATTATTAAATATTATGATCTTCCAGAGGATGACGAAGAATCGGATGATGAGGAAGACTTCTAATCGCAAATTAAACAAGCCTATTAGTGGAGTAATTAAAATCTAGAAAGGGGCATGTATTTATGGACAACGATAAAATCACTGCCGAGATCAACAAAATTCAAGGGATGCTGGAAAAGTGTGATCCCGTGGAAGAGCATTATAGTATTTTGCTCGGGATTCTTGCTAGACTCGTAAAGATGAAGTCTGATAACGATGAAGCCTGCGACAAGCAGAATGAACGCCAGAATAAATTCGATCTTGAACGCGAAAGACTTATGAAAGAGTTGGAGCTTAAAACAAAAGAGCTCGAACTCAAGTATGGAATCGAAGCGAAAAAGCTTGAGAAAGATAATGGCGAAGCTGCAAATCGTAGGCGCGAAGAAAGGCGTCATGCTATATGGGATATTATTAAGATCCTTGCGCAGATTATCGGCTCTATCGCGGTGATCATTGTAACCGGTAAAGTTGAAGAAAATGTTCTGATCGGCAATCACAAGTGGTCCGTGATTCAGAAGCTTTTTAAGATGTAATTATCGCAAAAGAATAAGGTGCGTTATATTAACAATCCTTATTCTTTTTCGCAATTTATACAGCCTCTTTATTGAGGAGGTGGTTGCTTGACGAGTGATCAAGACAGGTATGAAACCTTAGCCGACACGGCGATGATGCTGTTATTGTTGGTGATGTTTCTACCAATCAAAAAGATCCTAGACCAGGCATTATAACCAGAAAGGAGAGCCCTTCGTTATGAGGGACTCTTCTTTATATTTTTTGAAAGGAGAATAAAATCATGGAAGAAAAGATTAAGGATTATATTCTGAAGCAGTACGAATCGATTGGGAATTTGCATAATATCCTTAACGATATTAATGAGAGCGTTACAGAAATGATTAATAAATCGCAGGGGCCTGGCAATCCAAACGCTATGCACTGTCTCGCTATGATAAAATCTTTTGAAAAATACCGCGGAGACTGGCTTTACGCGAACGGTCTTGAAATGTCTTCAGAAGAATGTGATATGTGGAAGCAACTTCCGGAAGAAGTAGCTAGCATGTTCCGCACATAAAACAATTCTTATAATGGACAAAAGCTTATTATAAGGAGGATTTAAAATGGATGAAATCAATATCAGAACTGGATTCTTTCAAGGCATTATTGTCAAAGTAATCAAGAAGGTAATTAGACAGAAGACTGGCTATAATCCAGAGCTTCGGTTTAATGACCCGATTCAAGTGAGTTTTGACGGGAACAATGCGAAACTACATCTGAATCTTGATATTGAAATCGGAAAGGATGATCTTCAGAAAATACTGAAGGATCTTGTCTAAATTGAAAGAATAAGGTGCGTGATATTCACAAACCTTATTCTTTTTTCGCATAAAAAACAATGCTTATAACAGAGAAATTATTATAGGAGGTAAACTATGAAAAACAAAACCACATTTATTGAAAGGCATTTTTTCAATCTGATGCTCAAGCATGCAATCAATGATGAATTTGAGCCAAACGGAGAAGATCCTGATGCTGGACGCGGAGTCTGGAGCATGGAAATTCCAAAATGGCTATCGATTCTTACGAAGATTGTATGCAGAGAATCACCATGCGAAGTGTTTCAAAAAATATGTGATGAGGCCGATGGCATTTAATCTTAAATAAGAAACCGAAAAGAATAGGGAACGTGATATTCACAATCCTTATTCTTTTTCGCATAAAAAACAATGCTTATAACGGAGGTAAGAAAACACAAAAGCCTTTCCTGCGATTTGGGCGGTTGGCTGGGGCAATGGATTAAAAGCTTTTGTGTAAAGGTCACGAGACACTGCCCTAGGCAGATAACCGTAAGACCTTTTAACATATAAGGAGAGTGGAATTCCTGGGTTATGCCGGGGCGGTTGAGATACTGCAACCACGCGAATAGTTCAATAGTAGAACGCTCATGACGCTGAGTCAAATGAGAGACACCTGTTTGAAGCGGGCAATCCTTATATTTTTATCGCAAGAATTACATGGTTTTTAATAGAGAAATCAGAAAGGAGATAAATTTATATGATTCAAAACATTTTAAAGGTAAGCGCTAAGGGATGGAAAGTTCTGCTTAAAAATCATGCAGGCGATATCGTAATCTTGACTGCTGGCGGAAGCGCTATTTACGGTATACTGAAAGTATGCAATGATGTATGCCGTGAAGCAGATAAGCTAAGGCGGGAAGGCGATAAACAAATTGCGGAGTATAAAAGAAAACTTGAAGAAATCATGGAAGAGACGCACGAGAAAATTAAAAGACGTGAATCATTTAAAGAAACAATTGATGAAATAGAAAAGAGTAACGAAGAAACGGCTCATAATATTGAACAAGCCAAGGAAACTAAAAGCGAACTCGAAGAGCTACTGAGAGAATTGGATAAGTAATATTAGAGGACTAACTTCGGTCCTCTTTTTTCTCGCATTATTTACAGCGCCTTTAATGGAAAGTTTTGTACTAAATGAAAGGAGCTTTAAAAATGTTCGAAAAAACTTATAAGATTATTATTTTTTATGACTGCGGAGTAAGAAGAATTAGTCACTTAAAAGGCACGAGAAGTATGATCAAAAAGGATCTTGAATATTATAAAAGCAAAGCGGATTGGTATGAAGAATTCAAAGATGTAATGGTAATGACAACGAATCAACCGGTGTAACGGCCGGCTTGATTTTTCTTGTTGTATTTCTCAAATTAAATAATGCTCTTAATGACGAAAGGAGAATTTTACACATGAAAAAGATCATTTACTACATTGGAATCTACCATGTTTGTCTTGGTATTCACGAAGGCTTGAAAATCGTGCAAGAAGAAATTCGAAAGCATGAGCAAAGCAGAGATTATCGTAGAAAAGGATCCATTGGCATTCATCCTGAACCGGTAAAGAAACCGATGAACAAAATCGGATTTGAAATTCCGCAGGCATGAAGTATTACTATCAAAAACCTGATATTTGCGTTCGAGTTTTCGGAGAACCGGTTAGCTTAGATCATTCGGTTTATCGTGGTGGAACGTTATATTTTGAGCATGGGCGAGGAATTATTATAACGCAGAAAAAATTCGATTCGAAACGGAGAGAATGCTCTTGGGATTCGGTTGATCCGTGGATTGCAAACGATATTTACACTTCCCCGAATTTCGTTGAGTTTTTTATCTCGCATGCGACGGAAATAGACTACCCGATTTTTGAACTTCGAAAAATCATGTGGGCTTTACGAATGAAGCCTTTGAAGAAAGAAGATTGGGAGTTATATTTTTGAAACTCGCAAATTAAACAGTCTCTTTAATAGGGAGGTGGAGCTCGAACTAACAGGCAAAGACAAAACGTTAGTCCGGGTTCCTTTTTTATGTCTAAAAACTTAAGGGAAGGAGAAGAGTATGGTAACGATCGATGGATTAAGGGATATTACACAAAATTATTTAGACGAACTTAAGTATACGCATCCATTTGTAAACAGCGATAAGTTTATTGACAATTCATATGCAAAGTGGGCATGTACAGAAATTCTTAAGGAGATCGATAAGGCGAACGATCTTCCTTTTCATTTGACGCCAATCGAACTTCTTGAAGCGTTTTCTAATAAGATGCAAAGCTATGCGTTTATGAATTCTAAGAATTCGCTAGGGTTTACAATCGCGAAAGAAACCGCGGAATATTTAATTGAAGAGTGTTGGGTTAGTGAATGGCGCAAAACTAGACGACGCTGATTTTTTTTGAAAGGAGAACGACATGTGCAAATACTGTAAGCAAATCATGCCAGACTATGACGATGATGAATTTGAAGATCTTATTCAAATTCCAGTCGTTCATGGTATCGGAGATTTTGTTACACGTGCAGATGACGACCACCGCGACGAAATTGATATTTGTATAGAAGATGAAAAATTGGCCGTTTTCGTATGGCTTGGCGGAGATTGCGAAATGGTAGCGAGCCTTCCGATTGAATACTGCCCGGTTTGCGGCCAGAAACTCAGTGATTTAATTTCGCAAAAATAACAGCTTCCTTAATGGGAGGTGAATAACATGAGTAAGATTTATGTTGTTAGAGAGCTTGTTGCCTATGGACACACGGAATATTTTCATGGAGCATTTACTTCGAGAGAAAAAGCTGAAAAGTTTATTTCGGCCAAATTCCCGGAGTTAGTCTATGATAAAGACCGAGACGAATGGTGGATGCCTCTCGAGACCATAAAGTATTTATGCGTTTATATCCTGGAAATGGAGGTCGTTGAATAATCAGTGGCCTCTTTATATTTTTTAAAAAAGGAGAACTAAAAATGAGCAACAACTATGTGATCGATGAAAGAAAAGGTGCGATGAAGAGAGCAGTAGATCTGATTATCGATATGTCGATTAACAGAGCTACGCAAGAGGAACTGGAGAGAGCCATTTTGTGGTCCGCCGATGTCGTTCGGTCAAATAAGGAAGATGTCGACTGGAAGCAATCATATGAAGACTATGTGATTGCGGATCTGGAAGATAAATATCATGAACATGATTTTAACGACGACTGCTATAAAGACTATCTGGTTTTTGACGAAAGCTATCGAGATTTACGCATCGGTATCGGCAAAGGAATTTTTCTCGCTGGCTTTGATACGAGAGAAGAGGCAGAATTCTTTGTCAAGAAAATGAACAAACCGAATCTTGTTATTTTTGGACCGAAACAGAAGTAAGATCGCAATAATTACAACTTCCTTAATAGAAGGAGGCGAAAAACATATGATCTGGAATTTAATTAGTAAAGATAAGGTACTTGAGGAAATCGACAGAGAAATTAGTGTTGAACAAGACACAGTAGTTCGAGCTACTAAATCAGAGTCAAAACTATTGCACGATTATACTTTAAGCACCCTAAAATCGTTAAGAAAAAGAATTGCTGACATATGTGACGAATAACGCAAAGAGGCTGACTGTATTTACAGCGGCCTCTTTATATTTTAGAAAGTAGAACTAAATGGATCTTTCCAACCTGTCTTATGAAGAATTGACGGAACTCGAAAAGAAAATTAAGGGAGAAAAGAAAGTTAAGCAGAATGACGGAAAGATATTTTATAAATTTGATTTGCTTGATGGCAGAACGTACGACGTTATGAAACCCAGATTTCCTGTTGAAAAATATGGCACTGTGAGTAGTGAATTTTCAGATATATCAAATGAGGCTTTTGCGCTTCCTTCTCGAATCAATAAATCGTTGTTTGCATTATGCGATCTCGCCCTTGGAAATTATAGAGAAAGTGCAAACGAAAAAACAGGTCAATGGCATAGTAAGAGAATTATTTTAAATGGTAGTTTAGTGCAGAGTAATACAGAAGAATATGCAAAAATGTTTAACGAACTTCGCGATGTTTTTATGAAATATGCAGAGTGGTATAACGAAAATCTGAAAGGAGAACAATGTGAGCAAACTTAATATCGATACTAAGCAACAGTTTATTTGTGAGATTATCGAGCATTTCGAAAACTTCTTGGATGCAAAAGGTATTGAGTTGGACAATCAGGAAAAGCAGGAAGCCATTGACACCGGAGAAGATGAAGACTCCATCGCCAACATTTATGGAACTGACTACGGCTGGCTGCAGTCTGATATTGAAGGAAGTCTGAAAAGCTGGGAACTTATTGAAGACGATCCGGCAAACATTTGCTTGAAGTATGATATTTGTCCAACTGTGAAGAATGCGGAGTAAAAGCATTTTGAAAAGGAGAATAAAAATGAGCTTTGATCTTAATTATTGGCTTAAAGAAACTATCAATGTTATAAGTTTAGCACCAAATTATTTTTTTCAAGAAGTTCGTCCAAGAATTGTCTGTAATGACGGATATTCTGTTTCAGTACAGGCAAGCGATCATATGTACTGTGAACCTCGTTATACGCAATGGCAGAATGAGGACGGATGGCAGGTTATTAATGGAGATTATTGGTCGTCAAGTAAAACACCAAGGAACTTCGAAACCGATCACTTCACACCGTATGAATCCGTGGAACTTGGCTTTCCATCAGAAGCAGATGAATTAATCTACGAATATGCAGAAGGTAATGATTATACATCTACAGTTTACGGACGTGTTCCGGTAAAGATCGTCGAGAAGCTCATCGAAAAGCATGGCGGTTATAAAGGCATCGACGAAAGCAATGTAAAAGGAGGCTCGAATGCTTAAACGAATCATCTGTGCACTACTCTGCGTGATATTTACATTCTTTCTCATCGGCTGTGGTACGGCGATGGAGCGAGTAGATGAGAAACCGCAGCAACCCGTATCGATGTTTGTTGTTATTGAAGGGGGAGTAATGGATAGCTACCGAGTTGTATATCATCGAGATACTAAAGTTATGTATGCTGTATCTTGCGGAACCTATAATACTGGTAATTTTACGGTGCTGGTTAATCCAGACGGAAGTCCGATGATTTGGGAAGGAGATTAATATGAAAAACTGGCAGAAAGTAAGCAAAGATGAGCTAGTTGATTTCGTCAATTTTTATCCATGCGAACTTATTACCGATTATTATATGGGAGTTATCTCATGGAACGATTTTCGCGATGGCAGAGTTTTTCCGGAGAGTATGGTGGCAATAGTAGATGAGATGGACGAAGACTGCCGAATCTGTAAAGATTATATTTGACGAGGAGAAAGTGCGATAAAGTGAACGGCACAAATTCGCAAAAATTACAATTCGTATAATGGAGAAGATGTTGGAATCAGATAACTATTCAAGAAATCGTCGCGTCGTATTAACGACAAGGTGAGGACGAGTGAGGAATCGTTGAAGGCATCTTCTCTTTATTTTTTTTATTAAAAAGGAGAAACAATATGAGCATGGACTTTAAGGAAATCGCACTTAACAACTGGGACGGAATCAAGCTTAAAGCAGATGTTGACGAGGAGCCAGAAGATATTATTGCCGCAGTACTATATTCAGATCACGGCGATGATTTTCTGGTTGTAAAAACAGCAGATAAGATCTATGAGTATGGATGGTGGCTTAATCGTCCATTCTATGGTTACGATATATTAGACGAGAACACATGGCGTAGTCGAGATGCATTCATAAAGCTTCCAAAACTTTATGGAAAACTAGATAAACACTCTGAAATTTCGAATAAAATATATTCGCTAATGAAGGATTGTTTATACGAGACTACTTATTTTATGGGTTGGAGAAACGATGATCGACTGAAAGTAAATTTAGCTCCAGATACTGCGCAACGGTATTTCGATCGTTTATATGATGGTCTTAAAGCATATTACAATACAAACGTCGTTTTTAGAGAATGGAGCGATAGAATTGGAACGATAACCAACTATCTTATGAGTAATGATATTATGACCGAAGAGAATCTTGAGAAACTTGAGGATATTAAAACGTTTCTTCGGATTGGGGCTATCGATGGCTGCGCTGGGAAAATGGATATTTCAGAGCGCCAAGATGTCGATGGAGATTATCTGTCCTGGATCTGGTATAAAGGGAAACAGGTAACTAAAAAATACCATAAGCATGGAATCAAAGTGAAAGGCTATACGATATACGATGAATTTGGTGATTATGATCGTTTCAGGGTTGATTTAGATCGGCTAAATGGCGTTTGAAAGGAGAAAGTAAATGAACAAACCATTTGAAATTACTGAAGATGAGTACAACCATGACAAAATGACTTTTGGCAAAAAGGAATTTATTGTTTATGATAACGTATGCGTGCCTCCAGTAATCTTGTATACCCTTGACGACAAAAAAATGGAAGGTTTCATCGGCAAAGAACTTCTGACGAAAGCCAGAGAAATGGCGCCAGATGAAAGAATGTATGTTAGAAATCCTGAGATGGAAATGGATGTGGAGCTTCTCAGAGCGGAAGGAGACTATTGGAGGAAACTTGAATGGTAATTCATAAGTGCGATATTTGCGGAAAGGAAATGAGCGTTTGGTTCAAGGTAGTATTAACTGTCGAAGCTTCACGTCCGGAAATCAACGTCGCGGACATTATTAATTTGCAAGGGACAACTGAGATTTGTAAAGATTGTTATCTGTCACGAATTCTGAAAGGAGAAACTGAATGAAAATATTTCTCGTAGTTGAAGATTGGGGATTTTATACGGATTCTGAGAATTCATACGTATCAGCAGATGAACTTAACTCTGGTTGCCATAGCATAGTACACTTCGCAGAGACATCAATAGAAAAGGCCAAAGAAAAGCTCTATGAACTTGCGGAATTTGATGCAGAAGACTGGGATGACGAACTAAAAGAAGTAACATATAGAAACAGGGATAAAGTGTTCGAAGGGTATTATACTCTCGGATCGTTTTATTATATTCAGGAGACAGAGTTGAATGCAGATTAATTTGAAAGGAGAAACTGAATGAGCATTAAAATTGAGAATACCGAAGTTTTCGGTTGGAAAATGGCTATCACTGGTTGTAGAAATCCAATGAATAGTAGAGATAAATCAGATAGCATATTTGATATTCGTTTCGATGCGGAAAGAGACATTCGACCGTGGGGATATACTATTAACGATGAGGAAAAAGAAGTTGAAGACTTAACTGATTTTTTTATCGGTCCCAACGACCATAAGCTCCTCATGAACCTTTGCAAGGGAGGAACCGAGGAGGCAAAATGGAGGCGCATGGTTCATGTTCAGATGGATGTGACAGCGCCTCTTTATTGGTGGAAGGAGTTCGAAACTTACAAGGTGGCTACGGTAAGTAACTCCTGCAGTACGATGCATAAGATCCACGCAAAAGAATTTACCATGGATGATTTTTCGTGTGAACATCTTTTTGTATATTCTGGCGCAGATGTTTACTCATTTGCTGATATTGGATCAAATCAAAATCAGGATGGGCGTTTATTTTCAATGGATCTTCTTGCGTTGACAATAACAGCTCTAAACTATTACCGTACCAAATTCCTTGAAACCAAAGATAAGAAATATTGGTACCAGATGATCCAGCTTTTACCTAGCAGCTATAACCAGAAGCGGACAATCGATCTGAACTATGAGGTCCTGGCAGCGCAATATCGGCAGAGAAAGGATCATAAATTAGATTGCTGGCATCAGTATTGTAATTGGATTAAAACTCTGCCATATTCGGAATTTATTACGATGGAGGAAACTAAAGAATGAGCGTAAATCTTTCGCATATTGTTATTCACAAAAATACAAACGGAGATTCCAGAGTTGCGAAGAAAGAGCCGACGATTAATGAGTTTCGGTATGCTAACGAAGAGCATATTGGTGACGTGATCAAAATTATGGCGGTAGTATGCGAGCAACTAAAGAATCAGGCAAGGCGACATGACTGGACAAAAACAGAAGAACCGTACCAGACAATGTTCTATAACGATCTCTGTAAGACGATTCGTGGCGAAATGAATTTCATAGATGGCGAATGGGCGCATCAGCATTATGATATCCTTGAGCGGCATCACCTCGCCAAGAATGCTCCTGATGATGTCAATATGTTCGATGTGATGGAAATGCTTTGCGATTGTGCAGTGGCCGGTAAAGCCAGAAACGAAAATGAGATTTATTATCCAAAAGTCTCAGATGAGGTTTTGCAGAAAGCTTTTCGAAATACGTTTGATATTCTCGTGAATGCTATTGAGGTAATGGATTGATGCAGCATTTTGATCGTTTTATAGAATTAGACAAACTTGTCAGGAAAAGTCTGATTATCTATGGGTCAGAGTGGCAAATCAAAGGAGCTTATATTCACAATGAAAGTGAGTTTAGGCTCCTTTCTAATTATTTTGCCATAGGTAAGACATATAAAGGTCAAATCGAAATTGCCAATAATTATTTTCGAGGAGAACCTGACTGGTATTTTTTAGAAGGTGAAGATGGAGGAATAGACTATCCAGCGACATGGAACTTTCAAACACTTACTGAAAAGAAACAAGAATTTGAAGAATTCTGTAAGACCTTAAAAGAATTGGAAAATATTAACGGAAGAAACAACTATGGTTCATAAATTGTTTCCAATCAATGCCGAACGCATACCAGATATTCTAGTGAGTCTTAACGATTTCAAAGAAAGACAAAAGACATTAGAAGAAAAAGCCAGAAAGCATGACTTACAAGAGAGATTACTAGATGCTTTATTTGAATTACCAGAAAAATATAGGGAGAGAATAGTTATGCAAAAAGTTAAAGAAGGCGTTTATCGTGGCCCGTTTGAAGAATTTTATCCGGTACTTAGAGAGCACGGCGCCGAACCAAAAGCTCTTGAAACATTCTGGAATGAACTTGGTGATATTCCGGTGGATGATGACGGGATCATTCAGGAGTCATTCCTCTGGTGGCCAAAAGGAACTGATCGTGAGGATATATGGCACTGGTTTGATGAAAAGTATCCTGGCGGAGTTGCAAAATTGATGGGATTGGAGAATCAAAATGACTAAATACGATGAGATTATTAAGAAACTCGAAGAAATTGGATTCAAGGTAAAAGAAGAATACGATCTCGATTCGCAATATATCGTTTTGGAAAGAACAGTGGAGCAGAATAATACGCACCAAGTTGTAATTGAAGACCATCGCTATGAACGAGCCGAGAAAGATTTTGATCCGAGGCGAGATATTGGAGACTGGTTGATATTTAGTTCTCTAACTGATGATGAGCGCGATTGGTTTGGACGTTTTGTCGAAACTCAATATCCTTTGAAACTTGAGGAAGTGCATTTAATCGAAGAACTAATTGCATGCCTCGAAGAAAAGTGCACTCAGATGCTTGATGCAGCCGGAGTGTAAAACGAAAGGAGCGAATGATTATCATGGGCTTAGATATGTATTTAGAGAAAAGAATAAAAGGCGGCGATAATAGTTATCCATACGAGGGTTTGTGCTATTGGGGAAAACGTTGGCCAATTTTTCATTGGTTTAAACGGCATCTCGGTGGAATTATCGAATGCTCTGAGCGATACCCAGTTTCAAAAGATGTCTTAATTCAGCTGCGAGACGATTGCTATAGTGTTCTGAAAGAAGCAACCGATGGACAGAACGTGATCGATATTTATAAAGCAGCAAAGTATATACCTATAAGCGATACTGACAGCGCGAACGAATATGATAAATATTACGTTAATACTGTTTCCTATACTTTGGAATATACTCTAGATATTATGCGAACGACCGATTTTGAAAAGTATGAGATTTTGTTTACTGCCAACTGGTAGATTTGTTCGATGATGATTGCGCATGGACCTAATTGTGAAGGATGTCCGTATAACTATAATGAAGAAATAGAAGAGGAAAGCTAATGCGTAACTGTAAAGATTGTTGGCATACGAATTGCCAACGTATCGGTTGTGATATTCCGGGCGGCTGTCCGTCGCATGTTTCTAAATTTGAGGAGGAAAACAAAATGACAAATTACGGTGAAGTGAAAAAGTTCTTGTATGAAGTTCCTACTGATATCGCCGGACGAATCAAAGAAGAGTTCTTTGGGTGGCCGAAGGGAACAAAAGTAAGTGATATTGAGAAGTGGTTTGACAAAAAAGCCAGGGGTGAGAGTACGAGAAAATGACTTATTATACGATGTTTTTGGCACATACTGCTTTGATGAATGAGTTTAATATGGCCCAGAAGCAACTCGCAGCAGTCAATAGAAAACTTAAAGAAGCCGCTGAAAGAGATAAAGCATTCTTAAGAGACCCTTTCGGAGATCCTATGCAACACGCTGAGTATGAGAATTTTCAGAAAAAAGTTATGAATCTTCGCGCAATTGAACTAGGATTATCTAAAAAGACAGAAGAGCTAGCTGATGCTATAGCCGATTTTGATAAACACGACTGGTAAAGGAGATAAATTATGCCTATTACAACAGTAATTATCATTTCTCTGCTTCTTGCAAATCTCGCATTAACTCTCATCATGTTCTGGATCGTTTATGATTTGATATCCGCAGTGAAGTCACTTCAGGATATGGAAAAGTTGTCCAAGCGTGCTTTCGATTTATGCTATGATCAGATTACCGATTATAGCAATACTATTAAAAAATTGTTCGCTTACGAACATGAAATATGCGATTCGATTAAGACCAGATATGATGCTGTCTGCGATGCTTACAAGCTTATGCGAGGAGAATATGATTCAATTGTCGATATGAATAAAAAGCTTCTCGAATGCTGGAAAGGTTGCGAAGAGAGATATTCACAGAGTTATGAGCTGTTCAAACATTGTTCGGACAATTTGAAAGAAGTTAGCTATCAACTTACAGATCTGGCGAATATTTCGACGGAAGATGAGTATACGCTGACCCTAAACGAAGCATGTGACACTGTATGCATCGAATGCCCGTTCGGCGGATCGAAGTGCAATGATTGCCCGGTATGGAAGATTCAACACGGAAATGAAGACGAAGGAGATGATAATATTGAAAAAGATCAGACCAATAGCTAAATACCAATACGATTTCGGTAATGATGGGAGAGATGGAAAATATTTCATTGCCTATTATTGTCCAGTATGCCACGAACGAATCATAAGAGGTTATAATTCCGATATCGCTTGTCGTACATGCGATACGTTCTTCGACTGGGGCGAACATCCTCCGGAAATTAAAACCGTTACAACACTGGTATGGGATGAATAGGAAATGGATGAACTTATTGATTATAGCAAACAAATACTGGATGATATCAAGAAGACGTCTGGTAAAACAATAGATGATATCATTGTTAAGATCCTTGAACAAAATGGACTTTCGATCGAAGACGTTATTGAGCATCCGGATGATTTTCGACTATGGGAGTTTCCTTCTACTTGCACACCATTCGGCATAACACAACGCGCTGAGTTATATTACAAAGATTCATATATTGGATCCTATTTACTTCGGATGGATATGGACGATGATAGAAAAGCATATACAATTCGTGCTGGCTATTTAGTAAAAGAATAAAAATAATATTTTAAAAGGAGATTAAAAATGTTCGCAATTATATTTTCGGTTATTCTTATCATTGTGGGTATTGCTGCAGGATGCCTCATTCCGGCTATGCGAGATGAAGAGTCCGGTAAAAAGTTTACTCCTTGGCCTCTTTTGGGCGCAGTTGTAATTTCAATTGCTTTGTTTATTGCAAGTTGTATTGCAGTTGTTCCGACCGGATACACTGGAATTCTGACTACTTTTGGCAGAGTTGAAGAACGAACCGTTGGATCCGGTATTAACTTCATCGCGCCCTGGCAGGAAGTAGTGAAAATGGACAACCGCATTCAGAAACAGGAATTCGAATCAGCAGCATTCTCAAGCGATCTTCAGGAAGCCTCTTATGCGGTCACTATTAACTACAGCATCGATCAGACCGCGGCACGTGATATTTATAAGACTGTTGGAACAAATTACTACGAAACAGTTATGTTTGGACCGATCCAGGACAACATTAAGACGATTTTTGCGAAGTACACCGCAGAGAGCCTGATTGGAAATCGCGATGTTCTCTCGCAGAAAGTTACTGACAGTGTCGCCGCCGATATGAGTCGTTACGGAATTAATGTCGTATCCATTGCCATTCGTGATATTGACTTCACCGATACGTTCACCAACGCAGTTGAAGCAAAGCAGGTAGCAGCTCAGAATAAACTGAAGGCTGAAACCGAGCAGGCTCAGAAGACGATGGAAGAAGAGCAGACAGCAAAGCGAGCGATTATTGCAGCAAATGCGGAGGCCGAAAAAGCAGTTATCGCGGCCAACGCGGATCTCGAAGTTGTGAAGGTTCAAGCTGAGGCTGCACTTTACGCCGGTGAAAAGGAAGCCGAAATGAATAAGCGTATCGGCGAATCTCTCAACGGCAACGTTATTGACTATTACTGGATCAAGCAGTGGGATGGAAAACTTCCGACGACTGTCCTTGGAGACGGGAATGATTATATTCTCGATCTTGGTAGCATAACTAATGCAGAATAATAAAAAAAAAGGAGAAAATTACAATGGCAAGAATTAATCTGGCAGCACCCTGGGATGAGTACTACAATAAAATGATGGCGTTCTTTAAAGAGGATCCTGATGTAACGATTCTCTATGACAGTGAAGCGAAGAATATTAAGGTCCTCGTTCAGGATCCGGCCGAGGCTGAAGCTCTTATGCATCTGCTAAACAGTGAGGTCGATTTCGGCGAGGTTAAACTGCTGATTACAGTTGTTCCGGCAAATGAAACCACGGGTGATATCAAGAAGTTCTTTTCTGGTCTCAGCAATGAAGAAAATTACACAACTTTATATCAGAGATCTCTTATGTATAATAATCTCTATGCCTATACTAAGACCATTGAGAACATAATGGGCTTTAATGCGGTCTTCATTGTCTTCAAGAAGCAGGTTGTTCAGTATTACAATGACAATCTCGGCGATCTGAATGGTATGAAGTCTACGCTTGCCGAGAATATTGCCCGTGATATTTTCGTTCCACACAACGGCGTGTTCTTCTGCACAGACACTGATGATGTAAATGTGCTCCACGATTCCGGAATGTGAACACGCACTTGTCACTGCAACTAATAATTATATTTACAGGAGAGTAAAACAATGACGGACAAAGAATTTAGAGAGTACGTATACGAGCAGAGAAGACAGGGCAGATCTGACAGTCAGATTGCAAGAAGCCTTGGTATGAGTCTTGCACATTTTATTGGACGACTCAACGGCGTAGATGTCAATAAGATCGATCCGCCGAAACAGAAGGTAGACACTCCGAAGCCCGAGAAGAAACCGGAAGTAAAGCCCGTATCCGGAGCAAAGCAGCCTGAGAAACCCAAAAATGAAAAGCCGGTTGATATTCCGAAGGTTGAAGAGCCTAAGGAAGAAAAGAAAGTCGAAGATCTCAGCTGGATGGAGTAATTCGCAATAATTACAGCCTCCTTAATAGGAGGTGAAGAAAAAATGGATTATGATTGGACCGATTTAAGCAATGATAATCGTCACATATATCTGAATAAGTTTGAAGAAAACTGTTATCGTATGGCAACAGAAGATCCAGATTGTCCATCATTTTATGAATATGGAATGAACGGATATTCGGAATACTGCGAAGATGTACGAAAACATCTGCAACCTTATGCTGATCTATGCGGCTTAAGTAATGAATCTGTTAATCGTATATTCGAAAAATACTTCATGCGTAAAGATTAAACAAAGAGGATCTGTAGTAACTTACAGGTCCTCTTATATTTTCGCAATAATTACAGCTCCTATAATGAAAGGAGTGAACTTTTATGAAATGTTATCTGGTTATAGTAAAGGCATGGACCGAACGAGGTCGGCTTGTAATGAATAACGTGCTAAAGATTTTCTTTAATAAAAATAATGCCGAAAAATTTATTAAAGAAACCTGGCCAGAAGCTCATTACAGGAAAGATGATCGTGGCGAATGCTACGTAATTGAACCGGACGAATATTCATGGGAGGCGCATTATTTCATTATAGAAATGAACATAGAGGACTTGTAACTTACAGGTCCTCTAAAATTTTATATTTGAAAAGGAGAAACAAAAATGACTATTTGGCTTTGTGACAGATGCGGGAAACAGGTTGTAAAAGACTCTTACGGTGCTGGAAAGTACGAGATCTCGAAACCCTGCAAAGATGAGAACGGGGCAATTTATCGCAGAGGGATGAAATTCTGTGATCAGTGCAAAATGGAGCTCGAACAGTTCCTGGATGATGAATTTTCAAAGATGCCGACTTCTGCTACTGTGACGATTGATGAAAGAGCATAAGAATGACCGATTTAAAGTTATATTTCGCTATGTTCGCAGTTCTCAAAGATCACGAGTATCATGCTTCTGCCGGATATATTTTTGCGTATAGTGAAGATCGAGCCATAGAGATGCTTAAGAAACGTTATGGCGAGGAAACTAGGGTCAGGTCAATCGAAGAACTTAAATTTGAGGAAGGAACCGTGCTCTATGGAGAACGCTGGCACAAACTTTAATACCCATAAACTTAGTGATGATTTCGTAAATGATGTGTTTCGGCATTATGTAGAACGGCATATTTCGGTAGACGCTCAGGAAAAATCACCGGTATGTCCATTTGAAACTTGCGGAGAGTGCAATACAGCGTATTCTGATTCGTGCTATACGTGCGAATTCGCAGAGGAATCGTTTCAAAAAATGCTCGACGAAATATATAAGAAAACAGATCCGAGAACCAAAGCACGAGTTTTCTGTATTTGCTGTGGAGCCAAGAAGAGAACACTTCGCAAATGGCATAACTCATATCTTTGTAATGATTGCTATAAGATTATGATGCGTATCGGCGAGGAGAAGTATATTAAGGCTTTAAAAGGTGAAGAGGCTTAGCTAAGGAATAGCACCGAGCAGAACTGAGGCGCAAAGGAATGGCGCAGTGGTGGATAGAACGGTAGCGAACGGCAAAGGCAACGCGAGGCGAAGAATCGATGTGACCGGATAAGCAACGGCTTGGAACAGTTCTGAATGGCATTGCAAAGGCTTGGAAAAGCCAGGAGAAGATATGATAAGCAAAGGAAAAGCGCGGACGAGTGTAGCATAGTAATGGCAAAGTAATGCAAGAAATGGAATCGCAAAGGAAAAGCAATGACAAGACAAGAATAGTTTGAGGAGCAAAGGAATGGAAAAGCAAGGACTCGAGTCGATCTGAGTTGCGAAGGAAACGCTGGGCAGGGAAAAGCAAAGGAATAGCACGGATCCGCATTGATGAGAACAGCAATGGAATGGCGTCGAAGGGACATTCTCTGCAAAGGCATAATCAAATTATATTTAATTTTAGAAAGGATTTTTAACACATGAAGACTAATACTATTAAGGTTAAGCTCACTTTCGTAGAAGGCATTCTTGGCACCATGCCTAATGACGATGATATTTATCGTAAGTTCATCGTTGATAAGGCAGTTAAGAACGGAGCAGTGATCGATCAGGAAAAGGAGAATGACGAAGTGGCAGCTCTTCCGACCGATGAGGAAATCGAGAAGGGTATGACTGTCTTTCCGAGAACCGAAGATGGCGTTCCGTTCCTTTATGACTATCAGGTCAAGGGATTCTTTAAGGACACCTGCGGAATGCTGAAGAAGATTGACGGAACCAAATCGAGTAAGGTTAAGGCTTACAAGAAGGAAATTGATGGCCTGATCTTCCCGGAGCCTCGAAAGATTGTATTCGAGAACTACGAAATGGATATTTGCCAGAGACCTCTTCGTGCTCAGACTATGCAGGGAGAAAGAGTTGCTCTTGCGATGAGCGAAGAGATTAAGGCCGGCGCATCGGTTACGTTTACTGTGAGATGCTTCCAGGAAAGTCAGCTTGACCTTGTTCGCGAATGGCTGGATTACGGCACTTTCCGCGGTATTGGTCAGTGGCGGAATTCAGGAAAGGGCCGCTTCCAGTGGAAGGAGATTAAAGAGTAATCGCAATTTTAACAGCTCCTATAATGGAGGTGATACCGCATGAAATATATGGCAATTGGGTATAATAAAAATGAATACGAGATAAACGGAATTCAATTATGCGGCGGAGATTCCATTGAAGAAGTAGAAGCTAAGTTAATAAACGACGGCTTCAAGAAAGGAAAAGATGGAAATTTTCGTGGGTGGTATTTTGTTGAAGGTTATTACGATGAAGATGAATATCTTGAACCATTTTGCTATGATTATTACGTAGAGGTATCAATAGAAAATAGGGAGGACTTGTAACTTACAGGTCCTCTTATTTTTTCAAGGAGGTCGAGGTCATGTCTCTTGATAAAGCAATTGAACACAAGAAAGAACGCCGGAAGCCGTATCGCGGATCCAAGGCAATTGATCCAAGCTGTAGGAATCACGGAGGCTGCCCGTGGTGTGAAGAGAACCGGAAGCACAAATTCAGAGATAAAAGACCGTCTGTAGAGGAGGATTGAAATGGAAAACATCGAAGTGGAAGAAGAAAAGCTTAACGCAATCTGCGGGTTTGTCCCGTTTGAAATGCTGTCACCAAATGGAAAGCCCATGCTCGGACTGGTACTTGATTATTTACCAATCTTTGGAATCAATGACAACACTCCAAAAGAAACCGGGTATTATATTTTTCTTAAAAAGTCATGGCCGTTTGTAATGGCCGGAAGACTTACCTGGTATGGACTTAGAAATCTAATTCGAAATTGGTTTATGAAGAGGAGATAACAATGCCAAAAGTTAAAGTTCAGTTTCCAATCGTTCGAGATATTGTTGAAGGCGGACAACATATTACAAAATCGCTATATGAGAATGATATTGTAAAGTGCTTTTTCTGCGGATACCCGATTTGTCTTGATTTCAGGCATACACATCTGGCAGAGGACGGAATGCAAATGGTGGATTGCCCCGAGTGAGGGCGGCATGTAAGCGTATTATATTACTTCGACAAAGCTGAAAATCGTAAGAATAATCCAGTAAAGGTTGCTTATCATAGAGGACAGAGAGCAAGACGAGGAGGAATTTAATGAAAAAAGGTCTTATTGTTTGCGGATATCCCGGTATTGGAAAAAGTTCTATTGCTGGCTGGAACAACTGTATTGATCTGGAGAGCAGCTATTTTTCACGCGATGAGGAAGGGTTTGCGCTCTGTGACGAGAATTGGGTAACTAGATATTGTAAGCTAGCATTTGACATTGCCCGACAAGGATTTACTGTACTGCTTAGCTGCCATGTGGCAGTTCGAAATAAATTAAAAGAAATAAAAAATATGAAATCCAATTATTTTTGCCCTCCAGTCGTTATATTTTGTCCAAGAGCAGATATGAAAGAAGCCTGGGGTATTAGGTTAATGAAGCGCTATAACGAAACAAATCTTGACAAAGATTTTCGCGCATTTGAGGGAGCTATACGATATTGGAATAAGAATATGTTACATATGACTGAACAGAATTTTCCGATCTATTGCCCTAGGTCAATCGATTATGATCTTCGTGATTATATTTTACAAATACGAAAAAAGGAGGGCTGCGACAATGAAGAAACTAGCTCATCGATGGAACCGATGGCTGGAGTGGAAGAATCTGGCCTGGATGTTCCCGTGGTGGAAGAAAACGCTGATACTTCTCGGAATCATTCGGAATGAATGGTTTGAACATTTTTGCGATTGGAGGAACGAAAAATGAGTTGGTGTGTTTTTGACCACGATGCTGTTTGCGCGAACGAAAGCGCCACGAACGTTTATGGAAAAAGATGTATCGAAGCAGATAACTTACTTAAAAATGAACAAACTCTTTGTAGACATCATGTTGATGCGGTAAAACCGGATGAAACCATGTCAAATGAAGTTTGTTTATATTTATTTCATGGTAAATGTAATAAAGATTTATGTAAAGCTTGCGGCGGGTCATGTCTGAGGAATAGTGGTGAAGCGTGCGAATTTTTCATTTCAGCATATGAAACGGCTCAGTCAGATAACGTTAATCATCCAGGACACTACTGCCAAGGCGGAATTGAGTGTATCAAGGCTATCGAAGCAAGCATGAGTCCTGAGGAATTTCAGGGATACTGTAAAGGAAATGTCATGAAATATGTATGGAGATTCCGCGAAAAGAATGGACTTGAGGATCTCAAGAAAGCTCAAGTTTATCTTGGCTGGATGATCGAGTCGAAAGAAAAACAGGAACAGAATACACATTAATTTTATAAAGGAGACTCTGCCTTATGGGAGAACTGGAAACTTATATTTACAAACTGGCAAAGGCGCTTCATAACAAAGACAAAAAACAGCGAGATGCTATCTTAGCAGAATTGAGGAAACTCGGAATGGATAGCTCTACAGCTCTGACTCTCGCAATGGATTATTCGGTAGACTAAGGGAGTAATCACATGAAATATTTTTTCGCCGGCCTAATTTTAGGGCTTTGGTTTTTTCTGCAAATGGGACTTCAGTGGAGCAGTGAACATAAGGCCCAAGTGAATGTTGTTTACAGCACGCTGACATTTCTAATTCTTGGCGCAATCTACTGGGTTCCGTTCTGGCTGATATTTTTGAGGTGAAGCATGGACAGCATAATTGGTTTTATTCTTAGAATCGGAGCTCTTGCCATATTCATTTTATGCCTTGATGGTATTATTCCAAATGATTATATGACAGGAGCGACAATTTGTGCATGGTGCATTACAATATACGCTGAATTAGAAGATATAAAGGAGATATTAAAAGATGACAGAAACACAAAATATGATCGTAATCGGGACCGTTGATCAGATTAACACGGTCCTTAAGTGTATCAATCCGAATTTCCCGACACAGGATCTGAAAACACTTGAAAAGAACCAGTGCTTCTATACGATGAATGGCGTAGGAGTGGAGATTATTCTGAAGAAATAAGGAGAAACAAGATGAAAAAGATTATCGCAGTACTACTTGTACTTATATTTGCAGTATTTATAAGCGGCTGCAATAAGCAGATTATCGATCTGACTTACAACTATAATTACGGGACGATTTACTCTCCTGGCGGGGATATTATCGCACAGGGTAAAGTGCAGTCATGGACCGATTACGAGGACGGTGATCAGCTGCAGGTTAAGATTGACGGAGTTATGTATCTTACGCATGCGAATAATGTGGTTCTGGAGGTGAGATAAGATAGAAGAACAAAATACATTTGCCGAATGGCTTACAGATTTTATACTTACACATCCTAGAATTAGTATAACAATATCGCAAGGTATATACGGTTGTTTAGAAATTTCAATGACTAGAGAAACCACATCGGGACTTAAAAAGAAATGCAGTTATCTATCAACCATCGACATGTACTCGCAAGCGGAAACAAATCTAGATGACAAACTAAATGATGTTTGTGAAAAACTAGTAAAGGAGATAGAAAACTATGGAAACTGATCTGAAAGAAGTACGTTTTGACAAATGGTGCGAGAGCTGCAAACACTATGCGCATAAGTTCCCGAAAGAGAGCTTTTCATTCGAGGCTCAAGAACCGTGCGCTGCGTGCCTGGAAGCCGAGAACGCCATGCGCGAAGGAACTGAGAAGCCGGAATATTGGGAGGCAAAATGACTTTTCACTTCTCGATACCAACTCCTGAGAGTTGTATTAAATGTCCTTTCAAAGAGGTTCGTATCTCATCCGGATACGGGCCTCTTAAACTTCGCTGTGCAATCGATCCAACTCTTGATATTTTGGCGAAGGACGGATTAACAAAAAGATCGGACAATTGCCCTGGTAAAGTGGAGGAAGAATGAAACCTGACATTATTTATATTTGCAAAGGAGAGGGCATGGACTGCTATTTGCATCCGTATTGTATTTTTCGTGAGGATCCTGTCGCTGCAACAGACGATCTATGCTCTCATACACTCAAGCCAGAATGCGCAAAGTATGGTGCCTGCGAGGATCCTGAGAATCATCCCGAAAGGTTTATATTTCAGGAGAGGCGAGAAGACTGCGGACCTAGTTATTACTGGGAGGAAGAAAACAAATGATCTATATACTTACACTTACTAAAGTATGCCCTGGAGAACCTACCGGTTATATTTCAGATCTCTGGGAAGACTGCTGGACAGATCGCGTAGCAGCCGAGAGAGCTTTTAATAAACTGCCGCTTGGAAATGTATATTTTCGTAAAGAACTTTGGGTAAAAGAGCCTGGTGGTAGAAGAAAACTATTGATGGAGGAAAGATATGCCGGTTAATTCTGTAGAAAATCGACTTTTATTATATGCCGTTGATGGGAATAACTATAGTCCGATTTCCGCATCTTTTTGTGATATTTCTATCGATGATGTTGATGGGGCGGACGAAACTCGAAGCTTTGGATTTCTTCTCGAACCAATTTCGACGACTATCATTTTACCGCATAAGAACATCTCTTGTAAGAAGTTCAAGAAATGGCTGATGTCTAAAGGGATTAACAGAGATCTTGCTGAATGGTTTTGTATTGCCATCAAATCATTTCATGGCGAACGAAGTTATCAGTATTTATATTATAACGGACTATTCGCATCAGGGTCACAAACTCTATTTAATAATTTATTCGATGCCCTATTCCCAATTCCGGATCCACCATATACAAACGATAAGGAGACTGAAAAATAATCATGGACGAAATGAAAACTGTTGCTATAAATGAAATTTCGGTTGAAGACTTTATGAAGCCGCGGTGTAAAGTTAAACCTGGCGACCGCATTTATCGCAAGCATAAAACCATGACGATTCCGGATCGGATGGAGGTTGTTGAGGTAACTCCTGCCGAAACCGGATATTTTATTAAGTGTAAATATATGTACCATGGAATCGGCGTACAGGAAAGGACTTTCAGTGACGTGATATTTCAGGATGACTCCTGGGTTATTGAAAAGAAAGGAATTGACTTTTGAAAGGTTATAAGATTGGATTTAGTGAGATCAATGATGGTAAAGATCTTAGGTTTGCATTGATTAAACTTGATATTCCAGAAGGCTATCCCGGTTTAATAATAAGAGCGCCTGATTCAAAAGATTTTCGATCAAATGTTGCGAGAGTGTTGAGCATTAATAAAATAGAAATGCGTCCCGAACCAACATATCACTATTATACCGGAAGAGTAGGAGTTGTTTATTCCTATTTATCTTCTGACGAAATTATGGATCATGCATTTTCTATTTATGACAATAACTTTTATTATCATCCTGGTGAAATTATATTTCCCGATAAGTTTGATGATACAGATTATTGGAGATGCACAAATGGAATTCATTTCTTTAGGTCACAAAACGATGCTTTGAACTATATTAGTAGTAACTGGGTTTGGTATAGATTTAATCAATACAAAGATCATATGCTTGTGAAGAAAGGAATTGACTTTTGATGACCCCATCACAGATTCTCATTTCGAACGCTCAATATTTCTGCAAAAAACAAGGAATCAGAATCCAGGATTTTGAAGAAGAGCTGGGTTTTCGTCGTGGATATTTGGCGACAATGTTTCGCAGAGAAACTCCGATTGATCTGGACAAAGCGGTTAAGATCTCTGAGAAGTTTAATATTGCTTTAACCGAGCTGATCAGCTGTGATATTCAGAGGCAGGAGCGGATTATTGCACTTGAAAAAGAGCTTAGTCAGCTGAAGAAAGAGGAAGGGTTAACTTGAATTACGAGAAATTTAATGATGCGATGTGCAGGCTTCGACAAGCGGAAGAAGACTTAAATAAGGCACTCAAGGATGCATATACAGCTATTAATGAAGCTTTTTCGCAGGATGATTTTTGGGTCGGCGATGAAGTTATATGCACCAATGAGAGCAGCAAGAACTATAACAAAAAGCTTATCTATTTAGGTAGAAATGGACATCACAACATGTTATGCAAGCTTGACGATGGTGAAATACAAGTTACATATGATCTTGGTAGTTATCGAAAAACCGGAAAGCACTATAACATAAATTTCTAGTGTCAAATAAACAAGTCATAACTGGATAAAATCATAATAGGACTGGACCTGTTCATAGTACCGTGGGCAGGTCCTTTTAATTTTGGAGGTATAAATCTATGAAAAAGTTAGTAGAAATGTTATCAGCATTCTTAATCGTGATTTTTGTTCTGGAACCGTGCGCTGCTCACGGAGTTGCAACAGAGTACAAATCTGAAGCTTCCGAAGAACTCATTTGGGAAGAACTAAATAAGTATTCTCCAAGCGACGCTATTACGGCAGGGATCATGGGATATTTCTTTCGAGAAAGCCAGATGAGATCCGATGCTATAGCGGGATGGCCCCAGAGAAATCATGCAAAGGGCGTAACTGATATTTGCTCTGAATTTGTTGAATCGATTGATTCAGGACTAAAAGATGGGTCAACAAAAGACGAATTCATAAGAAAAGTTAATATTCACTATGGCGGATTTGGACTTGGGCAATGGTCAGACGTTAAGTATCTGGAACATTTCTATGATTTCGTACAGGAAAATGGCGAATCTATTGCGGACGCCGAGATCCAATGTGCGTTTATATTTGAGAGTATGATGGAAAACGAAAGACTCTGGAATGAGATTACAGAGCTTGACGATCCATACCGTATCGGAAGGCGCATTGGATATTTGTACGATGGAACAGGAGACCTTGGATCTGAGACAATCGCGAGTTTTGCTAAAAGCTATTATTTGAGATTTAAGGAGCAATAAAGATGAGTGACATTACCAATGAATGGAAAGAACTTCTGAAAATAGGAAATTTAATTAGTCGTATAAATAATGAAAATTATCAAATTAATGTAAAGCTGAAAGAGCTTCAGGAAAAAGAAGAGCGGGAAGCAGAATTACAGGCACAGATTGATGAAGCTTATAATAAAGGACTTAAAGATCTGCACGAAGCCTTTCGCATTATTGCTGCCGATGATGGAATGACTACTTCTGATTTAAAGGATACATTTGGCATTTGTTCGGTATGCAATATTATACTTGGATTTACTCCTAAAGAAATTATCGATAAGGTAAATCAATGGAAGGCTGAGAAAGATAAGGAAGAGCAGGATTTTCATATTGGTGATGAAGTTTCTATAGATAATGGTCTGATCGGAATCATTATAGATGCCGACAACAACAACAATGGCACAGTATGGGTAGCCTATAGAATAACACCGGAAGCACGTGGTCTTGATTTTTGTTGGGCCTATCGTGTTAAATGTAAGAAAACAGGACGGCACTTTGACAGTATTCCATTTGATTATAATCCAGAAAAAGAGGAGGAAAACAAATGAGTTTCGCATATGATCAGTATCTGGCTGAACACATCGGAAATGTAAATAAAGGTCTTCACTGGATGCTGGATAATCTCGGTCTCGGTCAGGAAGAAAAGAGTGCCATTGAAGAAGCCATGGCGAGTTTCAATCACGATGATAGCAAATATTCAGTCGAAGAATATGATGCTTACGACAAGTATTTCTATAGTGGAAATCGCAGCTACAAGGTAGTTCAGGACTTTAATTATGCCTGGCTGCATCATATTCACAATAATCCGCACCATTGGCAGTACTGGGTGCTTCTTGAAGATGATCCTGAGTCTGGGCTGCCGTATAAAGCACTTGAGATTCCAGTTCCTTATATTTTCGAAATGATTGCTGACTGGTGGTCATTCAGTTGGAAGGAAGGGAATCTCTTTGAGATTTTTAGTTGGTATGCTGATCACAGGAATAAACAGATCATTAATCCGAAGAGCAGAGATATCGTCGAATACATTTTAGATCGGATCTGGAAAGTCCTTATCATGCAGGAAACTGTTGCCGGGCATGATGTTTCGGAGATTGAAGCTCAGTATAAGCGGTTTTGGGCGGAGCAGGATGATATTCGGCAGGCTTTCGGTAAACTTGAATACAATCCAGTCGATGAGGATAGCTATCGCGAAGCTGCTGACAATGCTGCAGTAACCGCGTATGGTAATGACGTAGAATTTTATGGGCTTCGGCATGCAGATGAAGAACCTATCGGTAAAGTTATAGGTACTCGTGAGACCGAAAATGGAATTGAAGTTACCGTGGAATACTCAAAAGATCAGCAAGAATTCTGGAAGCATTTAATCGAAGATGGGGAAAATGATCTTGAGCATTCAGACGATGAAGAAGATGAAGAAGATCTTTATGGCGTACCGGAACTCAAGAAATTTCCTATGCCGGACAAGAAACATGTGAAATCCGCCATCAGATTCTTTAACTATGTCGATCCGAAGTACGAAAAGGAACTGGCAGAAGCAATCATTGAGAAGGCTGAGGAGTTTGGGCTGGATCTGAAGAATGATATTTCGGTTGGGGATGAAAACAGATTTCAGAAGTATTTGAAGGAGAATAATTAATGTTTAAAGACTTAACATCAGAGATCATCAGAGAACACTTAGCGTAAAAGTTAAGTGTTCTTCTTTTTTATGGAGGATTCAGAATGTTTGATAATGATGATGCCTGGCTGATACTTTTTCTTCTATTATATTCGGCGCAAGAGCAAGGTAAGGAATTTAATGTTCATGATATGCTCGATCAAGAAAAGGCAGATACTCAATATGTAAATAATTGTCCAAATGTCGAGTGGGAGCAGGACATGTGTGCTCATATTCCATTCTGTAAGCTCGATGGCGAAATGTGCAATATGCAGTGTCGGAATCGTAAGAATTACAACGCCTATAATGAAAGGAGGGATGCATAATGAAAAGAGCAGACTTTGATAGATTAAAAGTTGGCGATGTTGTCAAGATTAGACATCATGCTAGAGGTCGTAATGACGGAAGAAAAGGCAAAATTATGTTAAAAGAAGGTGAATATGTTTGCCTGATGCCGCTTGATGGAGAACCTTTATACATGACTGTCGAGCAGTATAGATATACTGAGCCACATCTACCAATGGTTGTCTTGAATGTGCAGTCAGTTGATCTAATATAGATCAAAGAAGGCCGTTTCGCAGCGGCTTTCTTTTTTTCGTAATAGTCACAGCTTGTCAAGGAGAATCATCATGCACCTTACAAAAGTTTTTATATATTCGAATATGACTGCGCAGAGGGCTCAGGATAAGATTAACAAATTAATCGAAGAGTACGGCGATGTGGATAATACCGTAAACTTCGATCTTCAGATTGAGAATTCTGTCGCGGCAGGGAAATACAGCGAGACCAGATACACGCTAGTTGTTTATATTTATAGTTTAGTAATGGAGGGATGATACACAAATGGAAATTAACGCAGAAATCAATAAAATTTTTGGTACGGAAATGGCAAAACTCTTCGCTGAGCAGATTTCAGAGGAAGAATTAAGAGACTCTGCGATTGAGTCGTATAATAAATTAAGAAACTCTGGTAGAAGCTCGTCATATTATGGAAATTACGATAGCGATTTCGATAAGTATTTAAGAGCTGCTATTTTAGATCGCTTTAAAGAGGAAGTAAATAAATATCTTCAAACCGAGCAGATTCAAATTGATATTCAGAAAGAGGCGGAAAAACTCGTTAATGACATTCGAGAGAAGGCAAGGGAGAAAATTCTCGAAAGAGCGTCGAATGCGCTGGTTGAAATCTATACAGGTAACACATTAACCAAATCGATTGCTATATTAACAGATGAACTGGGGAGAAGATAAATGCAGATTGTTAAGAACTTTATTTATGGTCGAGATTGGAGTGGCTATACAAATGCTACGCCACTGGAAGATCAGATCAATGAATACCTGGAGCATCATCCTGGGTATTCGGTTGCGACAATGAGTTTGCTCAACGCTTCTGGTTATAAGGAAGCTCTTGTCGTATTCAATGTTCGGGAAGAACGGAAACCTTTCGTGAAGGATAACGGAGACAAGAAAGTGAAGCGCGATGACTGAAACTACATTTATTCTACTAGTTATTATGGCGCTAATTCTTGCAGTGCTTTGGAAACTTTGATATTCGCAAATTAAACATGGTTTATAGAGGAGAGAGGTCTCGGTAATTTGCCGAGGCTTCTCTTTTATATTTTAAAAGGAGGCTTGCCCTATGATGACCGGACCGCAGAGATGGAATCATGGAACTTGGATGCTCAATGCAAAGATCGAAGCAAAAGAGAAGCAGAGAAGGAAAAAGAGAGATCCGATGCCAACTGATATTTTCAAGTATGATGTGAAAATGCGTGATGAGGATTTTGTCGGATACAATCGTAATAATGGGCGTGTGATATTTGAAGCCGAAAGTTACGACGAGGCAAGAAGAGTCCTCGAGGAATTGTATTCTGCCTAAAAATGTGATATTTTAAAGAAACCAAATGAAAGAAAGGATTAATGGAAACGGAGAATGGAAACCAGGTATGCTATTGGATTGATCATATGCATTATCGTATCTATCGCGCTTGGATATTTGATCGGAAAGAACAGCAAGAAACCTCTCGGAGATATCGTGTTCGAGACGTACCTTGACAATGAAACCGATCAGATGGCCGTTCGATGTACTTTCAAGCTTGATTTGGACATCGACGAAATCGTGAAAAAAGATTATATTCTGTTCAGTGTTCAGAAGAATCGAGACGTTATCGAGTACTATAAAGCACAGGAAAAGTAGAATTCGCAAAATAAACAATCCCTATAATGGAGCAGAATAACTGCAAATATTAATGAAAAGGGGATTGTAAAATGTCTAAAGAAATCATTGTTGATAACAGCAAATGCGGTGGTATTGTGAAGCAGGTTCGTCTGCAGCTTAATTGCACTCAGCAGGAGCTTGGTAAGAAGATCGGAGTCGATCAGCCTACCATGTGCCGGATTGAGCGCAGACAGCAGATGCCGACGGAGCCGATGCTCCAGAAGATCGCCAATCTTGCGGGACTCAATATGAACCAGATGACGGGTCAGGAACCTATCAACTACGCAGCTATCTGGTAACAGAGCGAAGGGCTTTGATCAAATCGATCAAGGCTCTTCTCTTTTTCTATATAGTAGTTAGATCGGTTGAGTGAATGGATATTTGAAAGGAGAATGCGGAATGGGAAATGTGTACGAAAAGGATCCTCAGATGATGAATGATGATACATATTGGCTTATCAGCGCGGCAAAGATTTCCATTGATAATATTGGAAATACTCTATCGAAATTTGATACCAATGAGGATTGTGAACTTCGTCATGCGCTGTACATGGCAAGAATTGAGATCGGTTCTGTACTTAATATTCTAAATCTTCTGGAAGAAAACCTTGACGCCGGAAAAAGAGTCATTTACTGATATTTGAAAGGAGAAATGAAAATGAAGTTTTGGCGTGTTTTAGATAAGCTTACTGAATTCTATATTCCAATTATGGTTAGCGTTATGGCGTTTTATATTAATTCGGAATACAGAAATCTCAAAGATGACATTGATTACATTCGTAGACATGTCTGATATTTGAAAGGAAAAACAATATATGTTGTATGATATTTACGTTTGCGGAATGCGTGTTGAACATTATGTCGGAGAAGGACCGGGGGCAGAATCCTTTGATATGGAACCGTGCGAATGCGTTAAAGAACGTTTGTTTTGTACGTCAGCATCCGGACGTAAAAAATTCTTTCTTGATCTAATAAATGATTTTGGCTGGTGCGGAAGCGGTTATACAACAGCGTCGTGGGCTTATTATAATAAGCAAAACACATACGATTTTGGTCCGGCAACCCATCTTCCAAAGGATCACAAACCTATAAAGATTAGTAATCTGCAATATGACGATGAAACTGACGAACTTGTAGATAGCTATATTGATAAAAACTACGATATTAATAAAAACGACGATCAAGAAACGTATGAGGTGGATCAAAACTATACGGTATTAACGTATTCGGATTGGGGAGATGAATATTATCCTGGCGCATCGTGCGACGTAAACTACGATCTGTTTATCGAACTTCCTAGAGCAATCAAGAAGCGTCCTGTATGGATATTTGTCGGTGAATCTGGAACTGGAAAGTCTACAATTGCAAGCATTCTTCCGAACAAGACCATTTATGAAACCGATTCTGCCGACAACGGTATTTTGCCAGATGAAATTTGGGCAGATGTAATTGTTCTAGGAAACAAATGGAAAGATAAATTTGGCGTGTCAGATGTTGTAAATAGAATAAAGGATGACGCCGAGATTATTACCGTTGAATTTAATAAATACAATAAAGGAGAATGCAAATGATTAATGCAAATGGAATCGTAAAGTTCGGAAAGATGGCGGTTAAGGTTGGTCTTGCTATTGGATCATTTTATATTCTGTCCAAGGCAAACGACGAACTTGGAAAGTTCGGACTGAATATTGGGTACTCGGTTGGAAACGGAATTGATATTCGTCCTGGAGACATTCCGAAGTACAACACTAAGTCGGTAGAGTTCAATGCAAACAGTGTCACTGAGCGGTCAATTGCTGAGCTGCTTCATGCTTCGTGGAAGACATATTCTACAAACTCGAAGCTCGAATGCGCCAAGCGTATCTACAACATCGCATTGTCCGGAGATGATAGGACGAAACTGGTTGCGATCCAGGCTCTTGGTCGTATTGCAGACGACTCATATTCTACTCAGCTGAAGAATTATGTAAGCAAGGCTATTACTGAGCTTGCAATCGGCAATGACGTTTGAAAGGAGAATGTAAATGAAAATGATTATTGTTCTGGATAAGATTTGCCTGCTTGGTGTTGTTGGCGTTTCTCTATATGCTGGATACAAGCTTGGACGGAAAGCTGAGAAGTTTGAGCAGAGTCTCAAGCCTAACAAAACCAATTTCAATAATGACTGATTCGGAGGTATAAATTATGTGTGATTTCTGCAAGAATATTGTTAACAATGATGGGAAATGGAAAAATTCCATTTTGGCTTCCAGGCGTTCAAATGATAAGAATCATGGTCTTGACATCATTCTTGGAAAGACAGATGGCAAATTCAAAATTGAAGGTTCAAGGTTTATTCGTGATGCGAAAATCGATGAGCCTATTGTATATTTGAAGGCCTTTAATTGGAGAAAAGGATCCGATTCGGTAAAGCCTGCGGCATGGACGACAGCCATGGAGATTCATTATTGCCCAATTTGTGGCGAAAAACTTTGATATTTTGAACTCTTGAAAGGAGAACTGAAAACATGAAAGGTACTACTATTGCATTCGCAGCACTAGGACTTATTGATATTGGTATGATCGTGCTGGATCGTGCCGCAAACCGTCATGCCAGAAAGCTTGCTGAAGCCGAGGCGATCAAGAATCGTGGCAAAGAGGCCAATGCGGTTCTTGACGCTGTAAAGAAGCGCTGCGATGCCTATGATGATCTCATTAAGCGCGAGAAGGCTGAATTCAAGCAGAATCGAGCTGACTGGCTTGAGGCAAACGAATTCAACGCCAAAAAGAAAGATATTCTCGACGGCGTTCCGAATGGGCTCAACGAATTCAAGAAGCAGATTGGATATTCTGATGTAATTCAGAGACTTACTGACGAATACAATGCCGGTGTCGAAGCTGTCAAGAACTCCATTGACTATGACGTAAACAAGAAGAAGTTCGAGAAGGCTATCGCCGATGCTAAGAGCCATTATGACAGTCAGAAGGCTCTGTATGACCGTGCCGGCTATGATATTTCCGATGATGCCATGAAGCTTAGACATGCTGCAGAAGAGGCCATGAATGCCAAGATCAAAGAGGCTAAGGCAAACCTTGATATTCTTGAATGCAAGCTTAACGCTGAAGTCGAGAAGCTTACTCAGGTAAAGCAGAATGGCATTCGTGAACTCGAGGAGAAGATCGCGAAGGAAAAGATTCGTCTGGATCACAAGGCTGATCAAGAGCTTGAGGCACTTAATGCTAAGCTTGCTGAAGCCGAGTGCGATATTAATGATGCTATCCTGAATAAGCGGACCGGTGCAGATGCTGATGCGGAGATTAATCACGCCGATGACATTCGCATTATTCGTGAGCAAAAGGAAGTTGACGCTAAGGCTGCGGAAGATATTTTCAACGCAAAGCCTGAGACCGTCAAGATTGCAGAATTCCTGAAGGGCCACAAGGTTCCGAAAGTGGTTGTGCCCATGTTCGGTGTTGTTAGCATGGCGCCTGTTGGATATTTGTCATATCGCTGGCTCAAGTTCCTTGGACAGATCATGAGGGCTATGTAATGAATCCAAAACTGATATTTACGGCAGCCAAGAAGAATCTTCCATCGATTCTTAGTTGGACTGCTGTAGGTGGTGTTGTTCTGACCGGGTGGCTTACTGATAAAGCTGCCCGGAAATCAGATCCAGAGGAACCTTTTAAGAAGCACTGGAAGAATTATATTCCTCCGATCATTGCCGGTGTAGGAGCAATCGCATGCATTATCGGGTCAAACTGTGCGCATTTGAAGGTAGAGGCTGGACTTGCCGGAGCTGTAGCATTTTATAAGGCAGCTAAAGAAGATCTTGAAATGGCAGTTTCTGAAGTATATGGCGAAGAAGGCCTTGGAAAAGTAAAGACTGCGGCAAATGATATTAATCCAGATCTTTCGGCTATGTATCATGACGCGCCAAGAAGCATTCGCATGTTCGAGCCGTATACGAGCCAGTGGTTTTACACAACTCCTGAAGAACTTCTCTGGGCCGAGCTTACCGCAAACAAGATGCTGTCTCAAAAAGGCACTGTAAAGCTCAATGATATTTTGAAGCTTTATAAGAATTGCAGGCCAAAGCCAATCGGAGAAACTCTTGGCTGGAGCTGGGAAGATGAAATGTTCAACGAATCAGCCAGCTGGTACTGCAATGGCGGATGGATTGATATTTGTCCTCAATACGAGGAACGAAACGGAAAACGATGCTACGTTCTGGATTACGGAATCAATCCGATTGATATTTCGCAAATTTTACAAGGTGTTTAGTAGAGAGATGAATTGAACCCGATCAAGCCTGGTTACATCTCTCTTAATTTTTGTGTGCTCGAAATGAGCAGAAAGGAGAATGGAAATGAAAAACTTGACGTGTGGGATGTTGTTGATCTGTGGAGCGTGTCTGCTGATCGAGCTGCAGATGCTTGGAACTGATCTTCAGATTCGAAAGCTGGAGAATAGGATTAATGAAATGACTCAGACAAAGGAGGATGCGGAATGAAAGTACTTTGTGGAGCAGTTGGTGTATCTATTATATTTGCAACCGGATTTGCAGCAGGTGTTATTGCTGGGATTGCCATCGCAATGACTCCTGATGTACCAGATGCGGTATCGGAG